GGCAGGTTCGTAGACATGCGCGCGCGGATATATCACGCATGGTGCGAGCTTGTAAGAACAAGCGCGCGATATGCCGGCATAAGCCTTCCGCTTGAGGCTAGTGAGCAAAAGCCGGTAAGGCTTGACGTGCTTTGCTGGTTTTCTTCCAAACGACACCCCGACCCGGAGAACGTGCGCAAGGGGATTGTGGATGCGCTTTGCTACGTGCCAAAAGAGACGCGGGCGGTCCTTCGTGCCGCGGGCAAAAAGAACATCGGCGACGACCGATGGGTGTACGGCTACCACGCGCCGCCCCAGTATGACCGCGAAAATCCGCGCGTCGAGGTGTTTATCAACGCGCCGGTGGGCGCGGGGAACGAATTATGAGCGGCGAAACCGCCAAACAGGGCAAGCCGCGCGACTTGATCAAATGCCCGGTGTGCGGGCACGTTTGGCATTCATCGCGCCGCGTGGCCGTTGACGGTCGCCCCGGGACGCTCAGGCATTGCCGGGAGTGCGGCGAGGAATGGGCCGAAATCGCCGAATCCGTGAAAGTGAGGATTTGAACGATCCGGTAATTCCGGATTTTTGAAAACGAAACCTGAGGTCAGGCCGCGCAAATCGAGCGGGTGCGCGGCTTTAGCTCCCTGCCCGAGCCCTTGAGGCCAGCGCAAAGCCGGAACCCTTTGACCCGCCAAAAGGGGTTCCGGTGTCTAAACAAAACGTCTCGCCTTGCGAGTCCTGCCCGACTCGCCAAACCTGCAAAAAAATCTGTGACAAGCTCGAAGCGTTCCTGCCGAGTGTGGACGGCGGGCGGTATCGCCGAGTCCAAACGGTAGGGCTCGACCCCAAGGGCATTCCGGTAAAGGATGCGCCCAAGCGGCTGCTTACCCGCGAGGTGTTGCACAACCTGCAACGGTTGCGGGATGAGCGCGACCGCAGGATCGCGCTCGCCTTCTACCTGGACGGCAAGCCGCAACGGGAAATCGCCCAGGAGATGGGCTGTAGCCAGCAATGGATAAGCAGGCGAATATCCGCGATTAAAGCTCAAATAGGGCGATTAGTGGTAAAACGTGCATAGGGTAGAGGGGCAGTGCAATTCGGGCAACGCCACGACCGCCCTAATCGGGCAAAAACTTATAAAGGATGGGACCGCTCCCGAACGGCCGCCCTTCGATTTGATGAGCCCTGTGGAGGTTTGTCCATGCCAGCCGGCCCGGTCGAATTGAAAGCGATGAAGCTGGCGGATATTAAACCCGCCGAATGGAATCCGCGCACGATTTCCGAGGAAGCGCTTGCTGGCCTGTCGGCATCGCTGAACGAATTCGGCCTCGTGCAACCGCTGGTCTGGAACAAGCGCACGCAGACGCTCGTGGCCGGACACCAGCGGCTAAAGGCATTGATTGATGCCGGCGAAAAGGAAGCCTTGACGGCCGTGGTTGACTTGGACCCGGCGCGTGAAAAGGCCCTTAACGTCGCGCTGAATAATCCGCAAATTACCGGAGAATTTTCAGCAGAGGTCAAGCCTTTATTGGAAACTCTTGAGACGAAATTGCCCGAACTTACTCAGGCTTTGAAATTGTTGGATGTTCCTGCGCCCATAGAATTTGAAGAACCGCCAGCTTCCATTCAAGAAAATCTGGACGAATTGAAAAAACTAAAGGAGCGCAGAAAGCAAGGTAACGAAAATAAGCAGCAAAAGGACGACACGGAAAAGTTTTTAATTGTGGTATATCCCACACGTGGCGCTAAAGAGCTTGCCTTGCGCTCGCTCGGGCTTTCACCCGATGAGAGGTACGTTTCGTCGGCTCTTGTTGAGGTTAGAGCAAAACGGCGAGATCAACTTCAAAATCAATCGGAACTCCCAAAAAGCGCGCCGGTAAAACATGCGGGGGCGACCGGATGAATGCGCATATTAAATCAGCCCTAAATCTTTTGAATCTTGTGCGCGCGGAAACCGACGCTATTGGAGTGGCAGTAAGTTTCGGCAAGGATTCAATGGCGACACTGCATCTATGCTGTGGAATGTTTCGGCGGGTTGAGGCTTATTATTTGTTTCGGGTGCGAAACCTTGAAACGGTTAACAAGTGGGCAAAACAAACGCAAGACAAATTTGGTGTGCGCGTTCGCATGTACCCACACTTTGATCTCTCGCGCTGCTATCGAAATGCGGTTTTGCAGCCACATTGGATCGGACTAAAAAATGCCCCCAAAATAAAAATTGCTGATATTGAAAATCGTTTTCGCGAGGAAGCGCGAATCGATTGGATTGCTTACGGCTGGAGGAGAAGCGATAGTTTGTCGCGCGCTCTTATTTTGAAAAAATGGCGCGGATATGATGTTGTCAGACATCGGGTTTATCCGTTGCGCATTTGGAAACGTCAACACGTCTTGGATTACTTAGAGCGACATCGTATTCCTATCCCGCCCGGGCTTGGTAGAAAGGAGCAGGGGGGATTGGATTTTCACCCCAAGGCATTGGAGCATTTAAGACATAACTGTGAAGGCGATTGGACAAAATGGCTTAATGATTTTCCGCTTTCGGAAATCCAAATCGGTATGGGATAGTCAATGTTGTATATTCCTGGCAAGCCTCTGATTGATATGTGCGGTGTAAATCGCAAAACTCGCACTTCCCAAGCATATAAACCTGGCCGCCATTCAGTACACGCACCAGAAACATGGCATCTCAGAAACGGAGTGCATTGAATAAGATCAACAATGCAAACCGAGCAGCCAACAGGAAGCGCCCCGATAACGGGTTTTTTGGAGGCTACGATTAGCAGTGGGCCGCGATATCTGGTTTTCCAGGACCGGATTTCAAACGTCTTTTTGCCATCGGCTATCATCGAAGCCCAAGGTTGTTTTACGCTAAGTGCCTTCATGTAAACAACATAGCACAAAAACAAGTTTTTGTCAAGTAAAATTTATACAAATCCGGTGACAAAACAAAAATGCCTGAGCCGACCCCACATACTCAACAAATGATAAAACTCGCGGCGCGGCTGCGCGTTGAGGGTAATTCGTGGAAACAAATTGCACCGCGGATAGGGCGTTCTTCTGATCTGTCGGCTCGCTCCATTACACAAGAGCATAAAGAGCTGTGGCGCTCCGAATACGAGCAGGCGCGGGCACTCTACCTTGATGAGGTTGAGGGTGAGGCGATTTTAACCCAGCGGTCACTGTTGCGCTCCACCGATGAGCGCGTGCGACAAATGGCTGCGCACAGCTTGTTGAATCATTGTCGGCAGTTACGGCCCACCAAACTTGAACATCATATTCCCCAAAAACTTACTGCCGAATTTGCTAGTGACAATACAGAGGGGGGCGACGACGATTGAACGGCTTCAAGCGCACCATCCTGTCGGTTATTGCGATTATCGCGGGGGCGGCCATGTCGGCTGAGGGCCTTACCGTCACGCTCTACACGCCGCGCCCCTCGCAGCGGGCGTTTCATGAAAGCGATGCGCGTTTCCGCGTGCTGGCGTGCGGCCGGCGCTGGGGCAAAACGCTTGCATGCGTAAATGAGGTCGCGCATGTCGGGTTGAATAATCCCGGCAAGCTGATTTGGTGGGTTGCGCCCGTTTATTCGCAGTCCGTCATCGCCGAAAAAATGCTTCACGCCGGCCTGCGCAGGTTGCCGGGCCTGCGGCGGCTGCGCGGCGCGCGTGAAATCCTGTTTCCGAACGGCAGCCGAATCGCTTTCAAGACGGCGGAGAACTATGACGCCCTGCGCGGCGTCGGCCTCGAGTTTCTCGTGATAGACGAGGCGGCGAAGGTGCCGCAGGCCGCATGGCAGGAGGCGCTTCGCCCGACGCTTTCGGACACGGGAGGGCGCGCGGTATTCATCTCGACGCCGGCCGGCCGCAACTGGTTCTATCACCTCTGGCTATTGGGCGCTTCCGGCGAAAACCCGGAATATCAATCGTGGACTCTGCCGACAAGCGACAACCCGTTCATCCCGGCCGGCGAAATCGAGGCGGCCCGGCGCGAATTGCCGGAACGGGTTTTCCGGCAGGAGTACCTCGCGGAATTTCTGGAAAACGAATCGAGCGCATTCGGCAACGTGGACGCATGCTTGACGCCCGCCGGGCCTCGCGAGGCGCGCGGGGGAGACTCCCTTTCGGTCGGCATCGACCTGGCGAAAGCCGCCGACTACACCGTTTTGGTCGCCTTCGAGGCCCGTTCCTCTACCGTTATCGGCGCGCAGCGGTTCAACCGGATGGAATGGCCCGCGCAGGAGGAACGCATCAAGGCTTTTCACAAGCGCTATCCGGGGCCGATGCTCGTGGATTCTACCGGGCTCGGAGACCCGGTTTACGACCACCTGCGGCGCGCGTCGCTGCCCGTCAAGGGCTACAAATTCACGGCCGAATCGAAAACACGGCTTATCGAACACCTCGCCGTCGAGATGGAAGCGGGGCGGGTGAAGCTGCCCGACCCGGTGCTGCACCGCGAGCCGGTCTGGGCGCACCTGGCAAACGAACTGCGCGCCTTCGAGGGGCACATGGGGCTGGCCGGCAAGATGAAATACTCGGCTCCCGAGGGCTATCACGACGACTGCGTGATCGCCCTTGCGCTGGCCGTCTGGGCCGCGCGGCACCGTCACACCCCGCGCAGCGCTTTGATCAACCTCTAACTGCAAGCGAGAGCCGAAAATGACGGAGAACCCGGAACAAATCATCGACTACGGGATTACCGACAATGCCCAGGAAATCGTCCTGGAGCACGCGCAATTCGCAGAATTCTCGAAGGCCGCGGTTTCGGGCAAGGGAATCTGGAAATTCTTTCTGGACTCGTACGAGGGCGGCCGGCAATGGACCGATACCTACCTCACACAGCATCCCAAAGAGCCGTCGGACGCCTGGTCGAAACGCAAAGAGCGCGCGGCTTACCTGAACTACTGCGCCCCGGTGATCGACACCTACACCGGCTTTCTTTTCCGCGACGGCGCAAACCGCGACATCCGCGGGACGCGCGAAAAGGAACTCGCCGAAGCTCTCGACAACGTCGACGGTTCCGGCCGGTCGCTCGCCGAGTGGATGGAGCACTGGCACCCGGCTGCGCAGTATTACGGGTTCCTCTGGGTTGTAGTGGACATGCCGTTGTCGGACGGTGTGCGCGCGGAGACGGTCGCACAGGCGCAGGAGGCCGGCTTGCAGCCCTACGTTTCGGCGATCGCGCCCACGGCCGTTCCGGCCTGGGAATTCGACGAAACCGGGAAGCTCTGGTGGATTCGGTTCCTCGAACGGGAGACCAAGGACGTAGAGGGCGGCACCGCGAAACAATTCCTGACCTGGACGCGCAACGCCTGGGTGCGGCAGGTTTTGAGAATCGGTCCCGACGGCGACATGAACTCGGCGAAGCTTGAGACGGTCGCCGGCGAATATCACACGCTCGGGCGCGTGCCCGTAACGGTCTACCGCGCCCGGCGCAGCGCCCGCTATCCCGATACCGGCAAGTCGATCCTGAACGACATCGCGTTCGTCAACCGGCAGGTAAACCAGTGGGCGAGCCTGCTCGACAGTTTCGTCCATCAACAGAACTTCTCGCACCTGTTTTATCCCGAGGGCACGTTCGCACCCGGGCAGGAAACGCAACTGGGCATCACGAACGCGACCGAATTGCCGGGAGAGGCGCGGTTCATGCCGCAGTTCGTCGGGCCGCCGACCGAGCACGGTGAGTTCACGGCGAAGCAGATCGCGTGGGGCATCGCGGAAATCTACCGGCTGGCAACGCTTGACAATACGGCCGGCTCGCCGCGTCACGACGCGCCCGAATCGGGCTATTCCAAGGAGATGGACTTCCAGCGCGCGAACCAGGTTTTCGTCAAGCTGGCGAAGGAGTGCGAATACACGGAGACCGAAATCGTGGACATCCTCGCACGGTGGATGGGCTGGCCGCCGGACGGCTACGAATTCCGCGTCCAGTATCCGCGCAACTACGACATCCGGGGCGTCTCGACGCAGCTTGAAGATATTCTCACGGCGACGCGCATTCCGAGCGTGTCGCCCACGATGGTTAAAGAGGCGATGAAGCGCGCGGCGCGCGCTTGGCTTCCGGGCCTGAGCCCGGAGCGTTACGGGGAGATCGACGACGAAATCGAGGCGATGGAACTGACCGGCATCGAGCCGGGACTGCCCGAGCAGATCGGCGGCGAGAAAGCCCCGAGTGAATTCGAGTAATACCAACTCCGATTAGGAGGGCTGAACGTGGCAGACGAATCCACGGGCGACGCGCAGAAAGAACAGGGGACCGAACGCAGGCAGCTTTTCAACGAAGAGCAGCAGGCGAAAGTACAGGAATTGATCGACAAGAAGTTCGGCGAGGGCTTTGCGAAAGCCGAGGGGCTGTTCAAGCCCAAGCTGGCCGAGCTCGAAAAAAGGCTCAACGAGGTCAACGCCGAGCTTGACGCGCTGAGAAGCAAAAAGCCGGCGCCCGAAAAGGGCAAGCCGGAACAAAAGGCCGCGCTCGACGAAGATGCGCTCCAGAAGGCACTCCATCCGCACCTGGAGGGTTTCAAGAAGCGCGTGACCGAAATGGAAAGCCGACTCAAGGAACGCGACGAACAGGTTAAGCGCTTCGCCGAGCGGCACAAGATGGACGTGCTGCAAAACGCGGCGAACCGCTTCGGCGCATACAATGCCAACACCGTCGCAGTGCTCCTTTCCGACCGGGTTGAAACGGACCCGGCGACGGGCGAGGTTCGCGTCAAGGCCGTTAACGACCAAACGCCGGTGGATACCGAAACCGGCGACGTAATGACGGTCGAACGCCTGGTCGAGAGTTTCCTGGCCGACCCGGAAAACTCCTATCTGCGCAAGCAACCGAACGCAGGCGGGTCCGGAATCAGGCGGGGAGACAACGCCGCTCCCCAGGGGGCAGCACAGCCCCGAGAATACACGATCGCAGATATCAAGGCCGACCCCGCCAAGTGGGCGAGCTTGACCGCTGAGGAACGCAAGAAGGTGATCGAAAGCGCATCCCGGCGGTCGATAGACCCGATTGCCTGACGCGCGGTCGGCCGGGAGGAAAAACGTAAATGGCGAACGAAACCACCACCACGTCCGTAAACGACCTCGTTTACAGTTCGATCATCAACGAGGCCGTCATCGAGGCCGCGCGCGCGAAGGTCGTCGTCGTGCCGCTGGTCAAAAAGTACTCGCTTGAAGGCCAGGCTTCCAAGGCCATGGACGTCCCGGTCTGGGTGGCGAAGAGCGCGGATTCGGTGAGCGAGGGCACCGACCTTTCCAACACCTCGCTCACGACCAACAAGGTCACGCTGACCGCCGGCGAGGTCGGCATCATGACGACCGTCACGGACGTCGCGGAAGCCAGCGACATCCTGATCGGCCTGGACGACTACGCAAACCAGCTGGGCCTCGCGGTCGCCGACAAGATGGATTCCGACCTGTGCGGGCTTTTCAGCGCGCTCAATAGCGGCAGCGCCGTCGGCTCGTCGGGTTCCGACATGACCGACGACAACTTCCTGGAGGCGCTTTACACGGTCGAGGCGGCCAATGCGCCGAAGCCCTACTACTGTGTGCTCCACCCGCGCCAGTGGGCCGACCTGCGCAAGGACATCGTGTCCAACACCGGGACGCCCTACAGCGCGGAAGCCGGCCGGACCATCGTGAATACCGGCTTTTCGGGCGTGCTTTTCGGCGTGGAAATCTACACTACGACGAACTGCCCGACGGCGAATTCCGCGGCCGACTGCGTCGGCGCGCTGTTCAGCGCGGACGCCATCGGCATGGTGAAAAAGTGGGGCATTCGGACCGAGCTCGAGCGCGACGCCAGCCTGCGCGCGACGGAGATTGTCGTGACGGCCAACTATGGCGTCGGCGAACTCGTGGACGCTTACGGGTGCCCGATCGTCACCGACGCATAAGCATAACGGGCGGACGACCGGGCCCGGCTTTCCGCGGGCCCGGTCCAAACCCGCTTCAAGGTAAAGCGTAATTGCGGAGGGGAAAGGGCATGGCGACGCTGAGAGAAACGGAAACCGCGCAACGGCGGATAACGTTCTGGACGGGGAAGTTCCTGCGCGACGCGCGCGGGGAACTCGTCCCGTACACGATAACGGTATCCGTTGACGCCCGGACTACCGGCGGGGATGGCGTGCAGCGCTATCTCGACAAGGGGTTCGTCCCGATCGACCTCGTGACCGAGGCGATGATCGAAAAGGCGAAGCGCAAGGCCGTCCTCGGCTCCGGAGTGCCGCTCGAACAGATTCGGCGTCACTTCAATTACGAACCGGCCGAAAAAGAGGAGCCGTCCGTGGTAGTCAAGCCGAAAGTGCGCAGGGCAAAGCGAAAGAAGGCGGTCGCGAAAAAGCGAAAGGTGGCGGAATGATGCGAATCGTTGTCTGCACCCCGACGCGAAACGCGATCCCCGCGGTAGCCGCGGCGTCGATCCTGCGCGCGCGGCTGAAATACTTCGACGCCACGGGCAGCATGCCCGCGCACCTGGTGGTCCCCGGCGCAGACGAAAACGACAGCCCCGTCGAGAACCGCCTGCGGCTGCTCGCATGGGCGCGGCGGGAAGGCGCGACGCACATCTGGTGGGTGGACGATGACACGGTCGTCCCGGACGACGCGCTGGTAAAGCTCGCCGCGCACAACGCGCCGCTCGTTACCGGCGTCGTATTCCGCAAGCTTGATGACGATGAAAACCATGCCTGCATCGGCTGGCGGCGCGAGCGGCTCGGCGGCATCCCGGAGTACTCGGACTGCTGGCAATGGCCGGACTACTTCGAGGTGGACGTCTGCGGGTTCGGGTGCTTCCTGACGGCCATGGAAGTTTTCGATTCTATCGAGGGCGCGGGCAGGCCCGCGTTCCAGTGGAACTGGTTTCTACAGGTCAAGCAGGGCGACGGCTTCGTCAATTCGCTCGTCACCAAGGGCGAGGACGTCTGGTTTTGCATCGAGGCGCGCAAAAGGGGTTACAGGATTTACTGCGACTCATCCGTCCGCTGCGGCCACCTGGACGCCGAGACCGGGCGCGTATACCCGAGCGCGGCGAAGTGGGCCGAGTTCAGGCGCGGGGCGCGCAAGGTCTTCGTGTTTTCCGAGCCGCGCGACCGCGAGAGGATAAGGGGGGCGGCGCATGCCTCGGCGTGACGAACGTGCGGCGGTCGAGCGGGTCATGGGCCGCGCGTACAAACACCACTTGCAGACTACCGGTCGGTTGCCGTCGGGCACGTGGCAACAGATGATGCGCAAAAAAATCGAACATGCGGCGAAGCGGGCGGAAGGACGGCGGAAGTAAGATCATGGCCAAACGCGCAGTGGACAAGGCGAAACGGACGCTCAACAAGGTGCGCTCGCTTGTGCGCGGCGCGCGTGAACGCGGCATGGCGCGCGTGCTTGATACGTTCACGCGGCGGTTCCGGACGGAAACCCGGCCGTCGCGACTCTTGCGGCTAATTGAGACGAACGAAAACTATCGACGTCTTTTGCGGATCACCGAACGGCTCGCGTTGCGGCTGGCGAAGATGGAAGGCCGCGCGGCCGAGACTTTTTTCGCGTCGTACTGGCGCGAGCTTCACCGGCGGTTTCCGGACCTCGTGTCGGATCGGCCCACGAAGGCGATGCTCGCGGAAATCCGGCGCTGCGTTCTCGGCGGCGCGAAACCCGAAGTGCGGTTCCGCGCGCGCGGTGTTACGCTGGCCGCCGACGTGCGGCGCATACTGAACGACGCCCACGACCTGAATATCACGGAAGCCGGGAAGCTCGCGTTTATCAACCGCGAGACGCGCAAAGCGTTCGAGCGGTTCCTTGCGAAGGCGATAGCCGATTTCGCCGACGCATTCGAGGCCGCGCGCAACAACGCGCGCGTTTGGGGCATGACCGGGAGGATGGCCGCATGACCGCCGTGGCCGGACTCGAACGCACCGACGTTTCCGACGTGCGGAGCCTTGCCGAGCGGCAGGAGCGCATACGCGAGGCGTTCGAGCAGTTCCGCGGCGAGACCGGTCATATCGCGCACGTCGACCATCCGGAGCTTCGGCCGCGCAACACGAGCGAGCGCACGATGTACCAGCGCATCTGCAAATTCGCGCGATCGTGCGGGCGTTGTATGCAAGCGCATGGGCAGCTTTTTGAGGTGACGCAAGGGCAATATCACACCAGGTGCCGCTGCGACGATATGCCCGTGATGCCCGGGCAGCACGGATACGGCTTCAGGCCGCTCGAAGACCTCTGGCCGGAGCTTTCGCGGGCGGAGCGCATAAACGCGGTCGGCAAGTATAACGCGCGGCTCATCGAAAAGCGCATCGTCGCCCCGCGCGACGTCATGGCGACGAACCGGGTCAAGACCTTTTTCGAGCTTGCGAAGTTTCTGAAGGCTGAACAGATAAAGGCCGCGCTTGACGCCAAGGGCTTTCGATACTGGCAGAGCCTTCAGGAGAAGTTCGTAGGCCCAAGCCTGAAGCGCGTGCGGGAAACGGCGGTAAAGCTCGCGCAGATGCCGGAGACGGCCGAACTCATGCGCGATCTGCTCCGGGCGGCGGGCGTGAAACAACACGTGATCAACGCGATTTTCAATCTGGAAATCCCCGTCGAAGTCGTCCGTCAAGCTGTCCGCCGGAACAGGCTCAATGAAGTTTTGGAAGAATATCGCAAACGCGAAACGGGTGAATAATGGCAGGCGACAATCTTACAAGCGACGCTGATCTGCTGGTCTACGAGCCGAACATCTTCGCGCTGCGTTTTCAGCATCAGCTGCTCGTCGAGGGCGCGGACGGCGCGACCGACTCGGCGGGCACGACGCTGACCAGCGCGGGAAGCGACTTCGTGACTGCCGGCGTCGAGGCCGGGCACGTGGTATACCTGGCCGCGAGCACAAGCACGCACGAGGAGGGCCGCGTGTATCCCGTGGCGAGCGACCCGAGCTCGGCGACGCAGCTTGCGCTTTCGACGGCGATGCCCGGGAGCCTGAGCGGGGTATCGTTTGCGATATACCACTTCGACGATCAGCACGAGCAGGCGATGTATGACCTGTTCGCGTTGCACGGGTTCAACGCGAACGATGAAGGCGAGGACCGCCTCGTTACGGATGTCCTGAATACAGACCAGGTCAAGCCGGTCGTCTGCTACCGCGTGCTTCAGCTGATTTACGAGGGGATTGCGGCGGGCCGTGAACGCGATTCGGTCGAGTGGGAAAAAGCGAAATACTACGACGCGCTTTATCGTAAGTGGGCACGCCTGGTATCCATCGAATGGGATACCGATGACGACGGCTACGCCGACATGCTGACGTTCGCAAACCAGGTCGAGGTGCGCAGGCATTGAGTTCGCTCGGGGCGACAATAAGAGTCAAGGGGCTTGATGCCGCGGTGCGCGGAATACTGGCGGCGAGCCGCGCGATGCAAGACCTCAAAAAGCCGATGCGCGATGCGCTCGACTATTTCCGCCACGACATGATCCGCCGCGCGGGCCGCGGCATCCCGCCGGACGATTCCGGGATGTCGGGCTATCCCGCGTACACGGAGGCATACGCCAGGTGGAAGCGAAAGCGCTTCGGCGGCGTCGGCTGGCTGCAATTGACGGGCGAGGGACTTTCCGAGCATAACTACCGGCGGCAAATCAAGACGAAGACGCGCGGCGTGCTTTCCTACGAGCCGCGAAAGGCCTGGTACATGCTCCTCCACCAGACGGGCTGGTTCGGGACGGTGAGGCGCGGCGATTCGCAGTACGAGATGCGCATCCCCGCGCGGCCGCACTTCGGGCTTAACCGCAAGGCGGTGGAACACGCGACAAAGCTTGTGACAGACTACGTGGTCACACAAATCGAAAGGGCGTTTGCGAACGTTGGCTAACGAAGACTACGAAATTCTGAAGCGCGCGCAGGCCGTGCTCGAGGCGCTCGCCGACCCCAAAATCCCCGAGGTCGTTCTCGGCCTCGACGGCGACTATGAATCCGGCAAGCCGCCGCGCGCTATCAAGGCGTGGATAGTCTACCTCGGCACGGACGAAGCCGACGTCGGCACGGAAACGCACGACGGTGATCGAATGGGCACGGTGAATTTCGATCTTGTCATCCGCACGCGGCATCGGACGCAGGTAAGCGGGCCGCAGGTCGAGGACCTGATCGACGCGAAAAATAAGATTCTGAACGCGCTCTATGCGGACCCGTCTTTGAACGGGCATTCGGACGGAACGCGGCAGTTTACAAGCGGAAACCACAGGGTAAACCCGCAGGTGAAAGACGGGATACAGGAGCAGGTGATTTCGTGTCAGGCTCAATACCTGATTTCAGACGTTACGGCAAGATAAGCGGAGGAGAGAGGAAATGGAAATTGAAGACATTCGGGTATTCGCGGCGCGCGACTATGCTTACAGAAGAATCTCGCTCTATATCAGCGCAAGCGCGCGAGAGGACGATGGCCTCCTGATAGGGGGCTTTGTTCCAATCCTGAAATGGAAAAAAATAGCCGAAAGACAGGAAGCGTCACCCACGCTTCAGATTGGAGAAGAAAGGGCACAGGAGCTTATAGACGAGCTTTGGCGGTGCGGGTTTCGGCCGGCAAGCCTTGAGGCGGAAATTCAAAAACAAATCCAAGAAACCCTTGCGCGACAAGGACCGGCGCCGGAGGTTGGGGAAATTCAGAGAAAGTATATCGAGGACTTGAGGCGCATGCTTTTCGGCGCCACAGAGAACGAAGGGGGATAAAACATGGCGGCACCTTCCTACGTCGTTAACGTTCACGATGCGAGTATCGGCGGGGTCAGTCTTGCGAAAGCGGCGCGGCTGACGATTTCCGATACGGCCGCGCAGGTGCTTGAGCCCGAGTCGGATGACGAAATCCGCTCGCAGGTCTCAAAGGTCGTAAGCGTCAGGACGACCTGGTCTCTGGAAACCCTCGACGTCGCCACCGCGCTCGGGGGCGACGTGTACGTGGGCCTGAGCGGGACGTTCACTGCCGACGTGGACCCGATCGGCACCGGAAACGAGCAGACGATTACGATTTCCAACGCGCTTATAACGGGCATCAGCACCGACAGCGCGCATGGCTCGGAAGGGACGGTCACATACAACGGCATCGCGTCCAGTTCGGACGGCAGTTCTGACCCCATATCGATCGCGGACAAGAGCTAAACCATGACCGAATCGCTTGAAGCGAAACTGCGCAAGCCCGACGCCGCCGGCGAGCCGGTAAGGCTGGCGAACGGCGAAGAGTGGCTTGTACCGGCGGCGATCGTCCGGGTATCGCCGAACTTGCGCCTGGACGAATCCGGCAAGGTCGTTTCCGAAGCGGTCAGCGTGCGCGCCGAGACCGGGCAGCTTGCGGAGATTTTCGAGCGGGCCGAACGGGAGGGCGCAACGCTGCCCTGGGCCGACGTGTTCGTTGCGGCCTATTTGATACTCAAAAAAAACTATCCTGAGTTGACGCCCGAGCAGGCAAATGGCCTTCTCGGCCCCGAAGAGGCCGGGAACGTCGTCGACGTCTATAACCTGTCAAAAAAAAACGAACTCGGGACGATTGGCGGCGCGCAGGTCTGATCGCCGCGGGCATCGGCGAGTTTACATGCCCGCACTATCTGGTCGATGACGTGCTCGACATGCTCGCGGCGACCGGAAGGATTCAGGGTTTCGCCGAATACCTTGAAGCGCATGACGAACAGTTTGCGCGACTCGTTCGAGAGCAGCGCGAAGCCGCGCGGAGAGAGGCCGAGCAAAAGCGCCAGGCCGCCGCTATCGCGGCCCTGAAACAGAGGGCGAAAATCAAGAGATGATAAAAAAGAAACTTCAACTGGTTTTCGAGGCGAAAGCCGCAAGGGCGGCGGCGGATACCAAGAAGCTCGCGCGTGAGATGAAGGGCCTCGGCGTAGAGGAAAGGGCCGCAAGGAAAGAAGCCGATTCCGCGGCTCGAAGCTTGCGCAAGACGGGCGATGAATCCGCGCGCGCGGGACGCAGGATCGGGGGCGCCAAGCGAGAGGTCAAGGGGCTGGGGGGCGCGCTGAAAAATCTCGGCTCCCCGGCCGGTCTGGTCAAGGCCGCTTTCGCCGGAATTACGGCCGGCACGATCCTGAGGGGCTTTAAGGCAATTAAAGGTTTCTCCCAGGACATTCGCAGAGAAATGGAAGGCCTCGCGGATGCGGCAGCGGATGCCCTGGGGAACCTCATGGACTTCGTGTTTATGGGCGGGAAGATGGGCATCCTGGTTTCGATGGCCTCGAAGACCGGCATTTCGGATTGGCGGAAACTTAAAAGCGCATGGTATACAATGCAGTCCGCGATGCCCCAAATTTTAGGAGAGAAACCGGAAGAACGACAGCGGCGAATCACAGAAACTACCGTAGAAATTCTAAAGACGTTTCGTTCTTTCGGAAAAGCATTCGATCAAACAAATGCGCTTCAATTTATCGGAGCGTATATCGCGTCGTTGAAAGGAGAGGCGAGGGAAAAACCGCTAAGCGTGCAGGCCCGGGAGGGCGCGAGGCTTTTTTCCGCCGCCCTGGAGCTTTCGCCGAGAGAAACCGAGGAAACGATTGCCTATGGTTCTCGATTTTTCGCCACGGCAATTCAGGAGGGCTGGACTCCCGAAGAAGCGCTTGCGTTTTACACCAAGGCCGCCGGGGGCGGACGAACAACACGGCTAGCATCGACCATGACGGAAATGTTGGTAGCCGCATTTACAACAGGCGTCTCGGAAAAATTCGCAAAATTCATGGAACTCCGCAAGGGCATGCCGGGCATCCAAGACACCTTGGCGAAAATGGGCTTACCCGCTGCGCTTGCGGAGGCGCTACCCGAAAAGCCGCTTATCGAATATGGCGGGTTAGAGCGAATACTGAAATTTCGTAATATGCTTGTAAAACTTTCGGGGCCAGACCGCGAGCGCACAAAGCGCATGTTGTCTGCTCAAGCGAACAAGGCCATAGGCCTGCTATTAGATGAAAAGTCTTATGCCGACTTTATGGAACGCATAACGAAGGCGATGCAGGCTACCGAAAGTTTGCGGCGCGCCGCGGAAACCCCGATAGGACAGGTTGTCGGGGCGGTTGGGTATAGCAAGCATTTGGCCGAACTTGAAACGCTTCTGGCCGGTAAGAAACCCCGCAACGTGATGGCTCTTTTAACCAAGGGTTTTGCGAAGGCTACTTGGATAAGAAAAGAGAAGGGGTTGAGCTTAACGGGTAAAATCGGCCGGGCCATAAAAGAGATGGCATTTACCCCGGATGCCAAGCTCGAAGCGCTTAACAAAATGGCACGGGAATACGCCGAGTGGGACAAGTTGGCTATGGATGTAGCCCGACTAGAGAGATGGGGAAGGTTGGCGCAAAAGGCCGGTGCTGGGGAGCTTGAGCAGGCCGCTACTGATTATGTGGGAGGTATGCTGGGCGGCGTTTCCGGGTTAGTGCTTGAACAGAAATACGGTCCTGAAATTTTTAAGATGGTAAGGTGGTTTAGGGATCGCGGGATTGCGCCGAAGGATATCCCCGAAGCACTCAAACAAATCCAAAGGGGCACGCATCCGATAGATGCCCGACTTTTTCTTAAGGCCGGGCAAGGCTTGGTTACGCGCCACGGCTTCGATGTCATCCCGAACATATTATACCAAAAAAGCCCCGAAGGGGGCGTAGAGCTTCGTCCGGACTTGCCGGAAGAAAACCCGGCGTCGGTTGAACCGAAAATTCCCGCCTCCCGGCCGGCGGGCGGAATGTCCATGCTCTCGCCCCCCATCCACATCCATCACCACAACGAGCGCATTATCAATTACGGTCAGCGCGATGACCTGTCGCGGCTGCTCGGGCTGGACCCGGTTGTCAACCGGACGAGCCCGCGACTTGTAACGTTGACGGAGACGGCATAAATGGCGACAAGCGCGACCTTCGACGGACAGAGCCTGTGGGCGGGCGACTGCACGGCGCAATTCGTTTTCGGCGGCGCGCCGCACGCGAAAAAGGACGACGCATTTCCGGGTGTATCCGGCTCGACCCGGATGAACCTCGGCCAGCGCGGCCGATATATCGTGCAGCGCGGGCACATCGTGGCCGAAAGCCATGCCGCGTTCGCCACGGGCGTGGCCGCAATAAAGGCATACGAGGACGCCGGCACCGCGCATACGCTTATAGACAACTACGGCCGCTCGCATGCCAACGTGGTCATGCAGGAGTTTCGGTACGGCCCCGAGCGGACCACTGCGGACGGCAGCATTATCGCGGAATATGAGATCACGTATTTCCAGCTTATACCCTGACGGAGGTAGGACATGGCAACGTTCCCGACAAGCCTTCACACTTTCACGGACAAGAGCACGGCGAACGACGTATCCGGGACCGACCGGATAAACGGCGCGGACATCAACGCCATCCAGAACGAAATCGCCGCGCTTGAAGCCAAGGTGGGCGTGGACGGCTCCGCCGATACCGACTCGCACGACTACAAAATCGCGCAACTCGAGGCGGCCAAGCGCGTCTTCGCCGGGAGCGCCACGTGCGACGCCGGCACGAGCACGACCGTCTCGGACTCGAACTGCACGTCATCGAGCAAGGTGCTTATTACGGCGACAAGCTCCGGCTTTGCGGCCCTCACGGGCGTTTACGTCAGCGCCGTCGCGTCGGGTTCGTTCACCGTTACGCACTCGAACGCGGCGGGGACGGAAACCTTCGATTACATCATCGTCAAGGACTGATTTCAATGAGATGCGGGGGATACCTGGGCGACTTCGCCGGTGAAATCAGAATCCTCGACCTGCAGGCCGTCGAGGAGGATTTCGGAACCGATGTGCTCGTTACCTGGCAAGGCGGCGGGACGCGCTGCGGCGATGTCCTCGGCGACTACCTCGGGGACAATGCAAACGTCGCCTTTCAAGTCTACGTCGACGCCGAGCTTCGCGCGGTTACAAGCGACAACTTCATCCGCGTCGACATCGACCCCGACAAGCATAGCTCCATCGAGGTCATCGGAATCGCAAGCCACCTGGCGGGGAAAGACCAGTCCAACGCCGTCGAAGGCATGGCCGGCGGCGGAAACCAGGTATTCCTGGCCTGGACGCATGACGGGACCGGCGATCCGAGCGAGTTTCGAATTTACTGGGACGCGGGCGACGGCGAGACGCCCGATACGCTGCTTGAGACGGTTGAATATGAAACCGGCGTTACGAACTACACGTGGCAATCGGATCACCTCGCCAACGGCGACTATACGTTTGGCCTTGCGGCAGCCGATGCAGCGGGTAATGAGACGGACATGGTACTCATCGGCCGCTCAATCTATGCGCCCCCGCGCCCGCCGTCGAACCTGCAATACACGTATACAACCGCCGGGCGGGAAGTGACGCTGACTTGGACGGCAAGCCCGGACTTGTAAACATGAGGAGAGAATGAAATGCCTAACAGAGATGGAACCGGGCCGGAGGGGAAGGGGCCTTTAACCGGCCGCGGCCTCGGGCCATGCGGCTCGGGCGGGAGACGTGGGGCGCCGCGCGGAAGCGGACGCGGGCGCGGGCGTGCCAGAAGGGCCGGAAGGTGAACGGCAACCAGCTCGAGTTTTTCACCACCGAACAGCTTTGGGAAGAACTGAGCCGGCGCTTCGATAGTGCCGCGTTCCTCTACAGCACGCAGCTTGCGAGCGACAAGCAGACGGTGAGATTTTTGTGGCACGGCGACAAAGCAGCCGTGTTGGGACTGCTTTGCGGAGCGATGCAGGCGAGAGACCTTGATCTGTTTCCCGACGTTGGAGAGGGGGAAGCGAAGTGCCGGTAATAAAATGCGCCAACGGGAAATGGCGAATCGGAAACGGCAAGTGCATCTACAAGACCAGGGCGGCGGCCGAACGGGCGTACGCGGCTTATAGGGCGGCAAAACACGGCAAGAAGAAATGACGGCAATCGTAATACCTGTTTCGCAGCGCGACGATATGAGCGAGCGGTGTCTGCGGTCCATCCGCGAGCACACGCCCGCCGGCGAGTATCGCCTTGTCCTTGTCGCGGGGCCGGAATCAAAGCTCGGGCCTTGGGCCGAGGGCGCGGAGATCGTCAAAACTCGCAAGAAATTCGTTTTCGCCCACCGGGCGAACTTCGGCATCAAGCGCGCGGGCCGCGACGACGTCATCCTGCTCAACAACGATACAGAAGCGACGCCGGGCTGGTTCGAGGCATTCCGCGAGCACCCGGAGCGGCTCGCGGTGTGCCGCACCGGCCGGGGGCAGGCCGGGAACGCGCTCCAGTGGGGGCGCGGGCCGTGGCGCGAAAGCAAATCGCCGACTTGCTTTGTCGGCGTGCAGCTTCCCCGCTGGGTGCTCGACCGCGTCGGGCTTTTCGACGAGCGCTTCGACGCCTACGGTGGCGAGGACATAGACTATTGCGCGCGCTGCTACCGCGAGGCGATCCGGCCGTGGGTTTCGAGCGCGTATCTGCATCACGCGGCATCAAGCTCTTTCGGCAAGTCCGCCTATCAGGACGGCCGTCTCCGCAAGGGCATGGCGCAGTTCGCGGAGAAGTGGGGCGGGGCGAGCGTTTCGCAACCGCTCAAGACCTACGCCGCGCCGACGGTTTCCGTGATAATGCCGGTATACAACGCCGTCGCCTACGTGCGGGAGGCGATCGAATCAGTTATAACGCAGACGCTGCCCGTGCATGAAATTATCGTCGTGGACGACGGCTCGACGGACGGGACGTCGGAGTTGCTTTTGAAATACGCGCACAGCGAATCTCCGACACTGGCCGGCATCCGTTATTTTCGACGCAAGCACAAGGGGGCGGCGGCCGCGCGCAACTTCGGCGCGCGCCGGGCGACTGGGACGATCCTGGCCTTCCAGGATGCCGACGACTGGAGTCATCCGAACAGGCTCGAGCTTCAGCTTCGATACCTTGCGGAATATCCCGGCCACGACATCTGTCATACGGCCGTCGAAACCGTTTCCGCGCGCTCGGGAAAGAGGCTGCGAAACAGCGTCGGGCCGATTACCCCGACGAACATGTTGAGCCTGAAGAACTCATTCGCCGGGGCCACGATGATGATACGCCGCTCCGTCTGGCTCGATATGGGCGGCCAGAACGAAAGCGAGGCACTGAACGCTTCACACGATTTCGAGTTCGCGTTGCGGGCGCTTGAGCGCGGGTTGAAATTTGTCTTTTTGGACAACGGCGCGCTATACCGCTACCGGCGACACGAGGGGAACATCAGCGGCGGTGCGCGCGGGTATCAACAACACTGCTGGCTTGCGCAGACTTTTGCGGCGCGATTGGAGGCCGTCGGTTGAATCCCAACGCCCTGAACAGCGGAGAACGGCAGGTCGGCGAGCGGATACACAAGATTCGCCGCGACCACGTGCAACGCTACATGTTCGCCGCGCGGTCGATCGACTTCGGCGCGCGCGTTCTTGACGCCGGCTGCGGCTGCGGATACGGCTGCTATCTGCTTTCATTCGTCGCCGACCGCGTGCACGGCATCGACGTAAATCGCCCGGCCGTCGAGTTCGCCTGCGAGCATTATGCCGCGCCGAACGTGATCTATAGTGTGACCGAAATCGCCGACGCCGCCGACCTCGGTCCGTTCGATGCCGTCGTGTGCCTCGAGACCATCGAACACATGGAAGACCCCGAAAGGTGCCTCGACGCCTTCCGCGCGGCGATAAGGGTCGGCGGCCGGCTTGTGATTTCAACGCCCGTCAAAACCGGTCGCGACAACCCGTGGCACAAGCGCGAATTCGAGGTGGCCGAGTTCAGGGAGTTCGTCGAATCGCGCTTCAAGATTGTAGGTCGCGCGATTCAGCGCGGCTCGGTCGACCCCAAGATCAGCGCGGAAACGATACCGCAGGCCGGTGACTTTCAAATAATCATTGGGGAGGCGACGTGATGGCGCGCGTGGTTTTCTATTGCGTCGCGACTACCCCGCAAAAAGACCGTCACGCGGGGCATATCATTGCACGGGAAAAACAGCCGGGACCGCGGCTGCAAAACGCGCCTTACCTGCCGCCCGAAGAAATCGCGGCTGCCCTTGACGGCGCTTCTCACCTGTTCATCTGGAACGGCGCGCTGGCCTGCCAAAAAGAGGCGGCCGCGATCGCGCACGACGCCGGGGCGGTGGTGCTTTACGCGGAACTCGGCTGGCTGCCGCAATACCGCACGTGCTATTTCGACCACCAGGGCGTCGGGCCGCGTTCGAGCATTTCCGCGTGGACCCTCGAGGGGCGCCGCCTCTCGGAAACCGAATCGGTGGTGTTGCATGCAAGGCTCGATCATTACAAGGACTTCCTGATTCGGTGCATTTCGCCCGAGCCGGCGGACGTCTGGCCGCGCAAGCCCTTCGTCCTCGCGCCGCTGCAGGTCGAGGACGACAGCCAGATCGTCCTGCACGGGCCGAAATACCACGACATGCAGGTTTTCATCGACGAAGTCGCGGCAATGCGCCCCGGAAAACAGATCGTCTACAAGCTGCACCCGAAGGCGGACAGGACGCGCGCGTCTTACCGGTGGCCGCCCGGCTCGCTCGCGGCGACGCGCGGCCTGGCGGACCTGCTGGTCCGTTGCGATGAAATCATCACCGTGAATTCGACCGTGGGCCTGGAGGGGATCGCGTTTTACAAGCCCGTGACGGCGCTCGGCGAGGCGTTCTGGGCGAAGTGGGGCCCGGAACTGCACCCGTCGCGCCGGGACGCTTTCCTGTACGAGCTTTTCCGCAGGCAATGGAATGAGGCGTGGCTGCGCACGCCGCGCGTCCTGGGCCTGCTGGAGGGGGATTTGCGGAATTAAAAGACACCGCAAGGAGGGATAAAGACAATGGCAGTTACCGCAAGCGACATCAAGGTATACCTGACCGGCGCGACAAGCGACGGCGGGACGCAGACGGACCCGGCCGCGAGCCTGGGGAATTACCGCTCAAGCACGCTCAAGAACACCGAGACACAGATCGACGACGGCGACGGCATCAGCGCGGCCGATACCACGATCGTCGTGGATTCGACCACCGGTTTCCCGTCCTCGGGCTACATCACCATCGAGGACGAGGTGATAAGCTACACGGGCACGACCTCGGTGAGCTTCACCGGCTGCACGCGCGGGGCGCTTTCGACGACCGCCGCGTCGCACGACGACGACACGCCGGTGCTGGCGTTACCGCTCGAGACGCTTTTCGACCACGTGACGGGCTCGGAGGCGTCCGCCGGCGACACGGAGTACCGGTGCTTCTGCGTCAAGAACACGAACGGCTCCGACACGGCCTACAACGTGTCGATCTACATCTCGGTCGAGACGGGCAACTCGGACGACGCGATATCGTTCGCCGTCGAGGTACCGGAGTCGGGCAGCGAGACGAACGGCCCGGCGCAGACGATCGCGAACGAATCCACCGCGCCGACGGTCAACTCGGGCCGCGTCTCCGACTGGTCCACGGCGACGAGTAGGGCGACGGGACAGGGCGTAAACATCGACTACCACGACGCGCACCTGGACCCCGGCGAAATCTGCTTCGTGTGGGTCAAGCGCGTGGTCGCCGCGAGCGCGGCGGCCGCGAAC